GGCTTTCGCGCAGACGATCTCGATCGCCGACGCCGGCCAGGTCGACCCTCCCGTGACTCCTCGGCGCTCGTGCGCACACTGCGGAAGGCCTGCCCCTCCCCACCGCGTCTTCTGTTCGTTCGCGTGCTACGAGTCCGATGCCAGTCGCGACCCCGAGACGCCGTAAGCCGAAGACCGAGCCGTTCTGGCGCCTCGACGCTCCCAGAATGAAGGCCGGCCAGGTCGTTCGCGGCGGTATGTGGGAGCACCAACGCCGCTGGTGGAACCTGCCGAACTTCATCCGGGGCCTTGTCACCGGCTACGGCGGCGGGAAGACGATCCAAGTCGGAAAGCGCATGATCTGGCTCTCCCTGGTCAACGCCCCCCACGTTTGCTTTACCGTGTCCCCGAGCTACCCGATGGCCCGTACGACGATGGTCGCGACGCTCGACGAGCTACTCGAGGGCAAGTGCAGGCACGAGAGCGAGAAGCGGGGCGTCTCTATGTCCTACAAGTTCCTGAAGTCGACGCCGTACACGTTCGAGATCCGCCACGACTCGCCGACGGGGACGCGCGAGGGCTCCCTCCTATGTATGTCGGGCGACAAGCCGGACGCCATCCGGGGGCTGAACGGCGCCGCGGCCGGCGTCGACGAGCCGTTCCTGATGGGGAACGACGTCTTCAAACAGGTAATCGCCCGCACCCGACACCCGCTGGCGCGCCGGCGTGAGATCAACATCGGAGGCACCCCCGAGGGCGTCTTGAATTGGGGCTATGAACTCTTCGAGGGCGAGCTCCGCGAGGCTCTCGACGTCGGGCTCGTCCAGGCGCCGAGCGCTGCGAACAAGGCGCTCCCGGCCGACTACGTTCCGAACCTCCTATCGGCCTACGACGACAACGCGGCGGCGGCGTACGTCGAGGGGAAGTTCGTCAACCTGTCGGCCGGCCGGGTCTATCACGCTTTCGACCCGACGGTCCACGTCGTCGATGAGCCGATGCCCGACGGCGCCGAGCTCGGCTGCGGTATGGACTTCAACGTCGACCCGATGGCGTTCGTGGTCTTCTGGCGCAAGGGCGACCGGGTCCACTTCTTCGCCGAGTACGAGCTCGCCAACTCGGACACCGACGAGGCCGCGGCCGAGCTGAAGGCGAAGCACCCCGGGCTACGGCTGATCTACCCGGACGCCAGCGGCAAGAGCCGCTCGACCTCGGCGCCTCGAGGGCGCTCGGATCACAAGGCGCTCGCCGACGCCGGGTTCACCCTGAAGGCGCGGCCGGCCAACCCGCTGCGGCGCGACAGGTACAACGCCGTCAACGGCGGGTTCAAAAACCGCAGGGTGACAATCGCGACGACTTGTAGGAAGCTACGTACCTACCTGATGGCGTTCGTCCACAAGGAGGCGAACACGGCGCGCCACAAGGCAATGGGCCATCTACTCGACGCGGCCGGCTACCCGGTGGCGTACCTGATGCCGATCGTCTCGGGCGCAATGAAGCGAGTCCCCTTCTCCGGAGCGTGATCGACCCATGGCCCTGATCCAACACGAGCAGCACAAACAGCGGTCCCCGCAATGGCAGAAGGTGCGCGACGTCGTCGCCGGCGAGGACGCGGTGAAGGCCAAAGGCACGGCGTACCTCCCGATGCTGGCGAGCCAGGCGGAGGAGGGCGGCGCCGGCTACGACGCGTACCTCCTGCGGGCGCAGTTCTTCAACGCCGCGAAGCGGACAATGCAGGGCCTCGTCGGATCTGTCATGCGGACCGACCCCGCGATCGAGGGCCTCGACGAAGCGCTGACTGCCCAGGTATCCCGCGCCGTCGGGCGCGAGGGCCAGTCGCTCGCGCACCTGGCGAGCGCTCACCTCCGCGATCTGACGACCGTCGGCCGCGCCGCGCTCCTGGTCGACAAGGCAGCCGGCAACGCCGAGGGCGCGAAGCCGTACATCCTGTCGATCAAGGCCGAGAGCATCGTCTTCTGGCTCGAGGGCGAACGCGACGGCATGACGGTGCCGATCGTGATCGCGATCGAGGAGGGCTACGAGGTGCCGGTCGAGGGCGACCCGATCGGCGACCAGACCGAGACGAAGACGCAGCTCCGGATACTGCGGCTCGGGGAGCCCGACCCGCTGACGATCGAGCTCGCCGAGGCCGGCCGGCACACGTTCGCGGGCTCGAGCGGCCCCGTCTACTGGCAGGAGATATGGCGACGCGACGAGGTGGTCGTCGGCGCCGCCGCGGCCGGCATGACCCGGACGGCTGTCATCGTGCCGACCAAGGACGGGGGCCGGTTCTGGACCGAGATCCCGTGCGACGTCGTGAACGCGATCGGCGGGATCACCCTCGAGACCGAAACCCCGCAAATGCTCGACCTCGCCAACGTGCTGATCGGGTGGTACCTGAACTCGGCCGATCTCGAGTATGGCCGGCACCTCTGCGGCGTTCCGCAACCGTGCGTTGCCGGGTTCCAGGTGAAGGAAGGCGAGAAGCTGACAATCGGCTGCGGGTTCGCGTGGGTCTCGGAGGAGACCGGGGCGACCGCGTGGTACCTCGAGTTCTCCGGTGCCGGCCTCGGCAACCTGGCGGCGGGGCTGAAGGAGAAGGAGGGCCAGGCCGCTCTGCTCGCCGGCCGGATGCTCGAGGCGCAGCCGGTCGAAGCCGAGGCGTTCGGCACGGTCAAGCTACGCCAGGCCGGCTCGCGGAGCGTCCTCTCGACGATCGCCGACAACGGCAGCGAGGCGCTATCGCGCGCCGTTCGTCGCTGGGCGCAATGGCAGCAGGCGAGCCTCGACGGCGACGCCGGCGACGCGGTAACCGTCACGCTCGAGAGCGACTTCGACGCCGGGATCCTCGAGCCAGGGCGGCTGACCGAGCTGACCCTCGCTCTGCAGAAGGGTTCAATGTCGTGGGAGACGTTCGTATTCAACATGCGCCGCGGCGAGGTGCTACCGCCTGACGTGTCCGACGAGGAGGAGCGGAAGCGGATCCAGCAGGGCGCGCCGGGTCGCAGCCGGAAGGACGACATTCTCGTCATGCAAGCCGACGTCGCGGCTGGCCGGCTGTCCCTGGTGAGCTACCTCGAGCGCCTGCAGACGTTCGGGGTCTACGATGGCCTGGATCCCCAAGCCGAGCTCGATCGGCTGGCAGCTGAGGCCCTGGACGCTCAGAACCGGCGCTTCGCGGCTCAGGCCGAGTTCATCAAGGGGCAGCGGCCGACGGGCGGCAATCCCCCGGGTGAGACGGACGACCCCGAGGAGGACCCGAAACCGCCGCCGGGTGAGACGAAGGAGGCCGAGCGCGAGACGGCAGGGGCCGATCGCGTCGGATCCGATGCGGGAGCGGTGGCGTAAGGGGAGACCATGACCGCCATCCCTCCCGAACTGGCCCGAGAGCTGCGGGCAACCCTGCGGGAGAACTCGGGGCGCTTCGTGGGCCGGTTCTACCGCCGCGAGCTCCTCCTCGCCCGGACGGTCCGCGGGATGCAGATCGAGGCGCAGCAGGAGTTCGACCGCGAGGTGATCCGGCCGCTCCTCCGCACCGTCGGCGCCAACCTGGCCGGCTTCCGCCCGCGCGGGAACGACGTCCTCGTTGAGTTCTTCCCCGAGCTCGCCCGCCTCGAGGAGGAGATCGGCGACACCGTCTCGCAGGGTTCCGACGCGGTTCGCCGCCTGGCGACCGAGCGCCTCGAGGAGCTGAGCCGCGCCGAGGCCGAGTTCGTCACCGAGGCCGGCCGCGACGGCGGCGTCGAGATCATCCGGGGCGCCGGCCCGGTCCCGCTTGCCGACGTCCTCGACCGCCCGTTCCTGGGCAACCTGGCGGAGGATCGGTTCGAGGCGCTCCTCGAGGGACCGGACGGCACCGGCAACACAGTCCGCGCTTGGGTCCAGACCGGGATACAACGGGGCCTCACGACGGACGAGATCGTCGGACACATCCGAGGGAGCGGGGGGCAGGCCGGGCTACTCGAGGCCAAGCGGAACGACGTCGCGGCGCTCGTGCGGACCGCTGCGGCCCACGTCTCGGCGCAATCCCGGATGGAGTCCTTCCGCGGGATCGGGGTCGATACCTGGCGCTTCGTGGCGACGCTCGATCTGCGGACCTCCGCGATCTGCGCCTCCAACGACGGGAAGACGTTCCCGGTCGGCGAGGGCCCGGTTCCCCCGCTTCACCCGAACTGCCGGTCGACGGCTGTCCCGGACTTCGGCGACGACGACCCCGGGGCGAAACGGGCGGCTGTCGGTGGCCAGGTGCCGGCCTCGACGACGTACCAGGACTGGCTGAAGCAACAGCCCAAGGGCGACCAGGATCGGATGCTCGGCCGGACGAAGGCCGCGGCCTGGCGCCGGGGCGACCTGACGTTCGAGCGTATGGTCGGTCGAGATCTTCAGCCGCTCACCTTGGCAGAGCTCCGGAAACTCGATAGGGTCTGACCGGGGCGTCGGCTCCCAATCCCTCCTCGGAGGGGCCAATCCTCGGTGCGGTAGCGCCGCCGCGGGGATGGGCTGGCGTCCCTGGCCCCCGCGCCCCCGGCGGGCTGAGACGCCAAGCCGGGCTGAGTCGAACGCGCTTCCCGATCTCACGGGCAACGTCGACTCGGCTCGGCCCAGGGGGAGCTGAGGGACGACGGCAGGATCCCGCGGGCTTGACGCGGGAGGGCTTTGCCGGGTATTGCGGGGCTATGGCAAAGAGCGCAGACGACAAGGCGGTGAAGTTCCGCGAAGCCGCAGACCACAAGCCGACGCTGGCCGAGGCTCTCGCGAGTCATGCCAAGTGGGTGGCCGGCGAGGAGGGCGGCGAGCGCGCCGACCTGAGCGGCGCCGACCTGCGCGACGCCGACCTGCGCGACGCCGACCTGCGCGACGCCAACCTGCGCGGCGCCAACCTGCGTGTCGCCGACCTGCACGGCGCCT